AAAACTCCGGGACTATGAGAAATTTACCGACGATATGCTGACAAACTTGCTGACAAATGGCTAAATTTTGGGTAGTTTCTTAATGGCAGATTTTAAGTCCGTAGGGGCTAAATGTGCATATTTTTCGGTCTGCTTAATACTGCTATGCCCCATAAGTTTGCAAACATAATATAAATCAGCTCCGTTTATTACTAAATGGCTAGCGAAAGTGTGGCGCAGTTTGTGTAAAAAACAATGAAAAGGAATATTTAACCCATTTATCATTTTGGAATAAGCCGCAGTTAAATAATATTGCGAAGTTCTTTTTTCGCCTACTGATACAACCCACTCAAAGCCCTTTTGCTTGGCTTTTTCTGCTTTTATAAGGGCTTTTCTTAATTCTAGGTCTAAAGGTATATATCGGTATTTTTCGGTCTTAAATGGCGCAATATAAATCTGATTATGCGCATAATCAATATCCTGCCATTTGAGATTTGCCATTTCCGAACGGCGCAAACCTGCACGGCAACCGAGTAAGACTACCAACTGCCATTCAGCATTTACGGCTTTTAAGATTTGTTTTATTTCTTGCGGTGTGTGATATTCTACACGGCCTTTGCTTTCTTTAAATTTAGATACTTTTACCCAATTTTGCGGGCTTATTAGCTCCCAAAATTCTGCACGACGCAAAGCGGCAGTTAAAGCCCTTACTTTTCTATTTATTCCGGCTGCATTTTGCCCGCTTGTTTTTAATGAAATAGCAAAATTATCTAAAAGGGCGGGGGTTATTTCTTGCAGATATTTTACTTTGTTTTGCTCTAAAAACTCTTTTAATGCCGTTTCAAAAAAGCGTATTGTCGTCGGTTTTCTAGTTGCCTTTTGGAACGCTCTAAACCTTACTAAAAAAGCTTCTAACGGCACTTTTTCACTTTTTAAAGTATCTTTATTGTCGGCAAGTTGTGCGGCTTTTATTAAAGCTATTTTTTCATTTTTAGTATGCAGGGAAACACGCATACGCTTTTTGCCGACCATATAATCAGCATACTTTACGCCTGTGCGTTTATCAGTTCTGATTTTCATTGATAAATTTTAAAATACCATTGATATAATAATCAGGCAAATAAAAAATAAAGTTATCATTTTTGCCGTAAACTTTTATTAAATAATTTTGGTCTTTATATTTTTCTAAAGTATCTTTACTTATATCAATAGTAAATTCTTCGTGTGTGGTTAAAATTCCGCCGCCTGTATCGGTGCTACTTGCTATTTCGGTAAATTTTAAATTAGTGCCGTCTTGGTCTAAAGCGGAATTATAGAAGCCCCAAGATGTGTTTGTTTTTTCATAATAAATTTGCATAGAAGATGTTTCTTTATCTTTTATTATGCGAACAAAGAATTTTCCGCCGGGTGTATTTTGCCCTGTTATTTTTTTAAAATCACTCATAAGAGTTGGCTTTAAAGTCGGGAAAATAATTGTTTGCGTTTTTGCAAATTTATCTTCTGAAACTTTTGTTTTTTTAATAACCCACGCTTCATCTTTTTTAGCGAAGGCGGGCGCACTTACTGCTAATAATACTGCCAATAATAAACTAATTTTTTTCATTTTATTGCTCCTTATTACCAAGTTTCTCTATCATCTCTTGACCAATGGCCTATAATAAGGCCAATGATAGACAATTCCGAAGGCGTAAAAGGTTTGTATTTTGCATTTGAAGAACAAAGCTTAATAATATTACCTACTTTATTTATAATCTTCATACAAATACCATTTTCCGTCTTTACAAGCATAGCTCTTTTATCTAAAGCTTCTTGCGTTTTTCTTATTACACAAAAATCGCCTTTGTGAATTTTTGGCTCTAAACTATCGCCGATACACTTTACAACAAAGTCGGCATAAGGAAACATAAATCTAGGAATATCAACAAACATTTCTACATCTCTATCGGAAAATTCGGGCAAACCCGCCGGAACATCTGCCAAGATAGGCAGTTGTATCGTGTTTGTTTTTGTTAAAGGAACGGCTTGTATTTGCGGTGCAAATTCTTCGTCGTAAAAAGTTTTTCTTACTTCTTCAATATCTATTTTATATATCTTGCTTATTTGTTTTAAGTTTTCTTCGGTCGGGTAATTTTTACCACTAAACCAATTTGCTACCGAAGCCGTGCTTATGTTTAATTTGCTAGCTAATATTGCCTGTGCGCCGCGCTCTTTTCCATTATTTATTTTTTTTAGTAATTCTTTTTTTGTCATTTTAAAACCTCTTTTTATCGTCGTAAAACTCCCTTTTTAAAAAAGGGGCTTGACAACTAACTAAAAATTAGTTAGTATATAGTTAGCAAAGGTCTTAATACCTTTCAAAGCGGCGGTAAAACCGAACGCTAAAAACAAACACCAAAACGCTGCAAAGTTTTGGGTATCTGAAGAAAGACAAAGATTTTTAGGGGCATAACCCCTAGAAGAAAATAAAAAAAGGTATCTTCTTCAGGTATACAAAGTGAGTATGAGGGTTGCAGCCCGATAAAGACATACTCACTTTTTATTTTACCAAATTAAGAGAAGAAGGGCAACGAAAATGACTAATTTAACGGAAAAAACAAGATTAACGATTAAGCAAGCAGCAAAGCTTATCGGTTTATCTGAAAGCAGAACGAGAGAAATTGCAAGAGCAGGCATAGATTTAACCTGCTTTAGACACGGCAAGCAGGGCAAAATGATTATTTTAGCCGGAAGCGTTGCTAAATATATGGGTTGTAAAGTCCAAGATTTATAAGAGGTATATATATATGAAAAAGTTTATAAGAACGGCATTAGCATTTGAAGAAAATGAAAGATTTACATTAAAAGATTTTTGCGGGTGCTGCTTATTTATGGCGACACTCTTATCAATAAATTGGCTTTTGGGCTTTATTGATTATGTAATTAAATAGTTTTTCTTTTCGGCGGTTCTTTTTCATTATCCGCCGACTTGAGACAAACAACAGCGAAGGCGGCGGGCTTTCTCCGTATGAAACTACAACCGCCGCCAAGATTTAAGAAGTTCTTTGAAAAGATTTGCCGAAAGGCAACGGGCAGAAAAAAGTTCCATAAACTCCCTATACTGCCCGCATAATTTGGGCTGGGTTAAGGCATAACCCACATATCAACTAAAACCTTTGTCAGTTTGGTAGAACTGCTCCCCGCCGAAGTTAAGGCGGCATTTTAAGATGTTAGTTGTTATCCACAGACTTAACATTAAAAGACAAAATCAGACTACTAGGGGCGGTTAAACTTCCGCCCCTATATAGAAAGAGGTAAAAATGGAAAAAAAACAATTAGTAGTTGCGGAAACACTTACCGCAGAAAAATTAAATCAATTTTTAGAAATTGCGAATGTCGGGCAAAATCTTCCGGCAAACAAAAGAAAGCAATTTATAGAAATTGCGCAAGCTTATGGCTTAAATCCTTTTAAAAGAGAGATTTATTGCGTCGGTTATGGCGAACAAACAAACATATTAACAGGTTATGAAGTATATATCAAAAGAGCCGAGCGCACAGGAAAATTAAACGGCTGGGAAGTTAAAATTGACGGCAATATAAGCGATAAATCTTTAAAGGCGACAATTACAATTTACCGCAAAGACTGGGAAAAGCCATTCACACACGAGGTATATTTTGAAGAAGTTTGCCAAAAGACTAAAGCAGGTGTATTAAATAGCATTTGGTCTAAAATGCCAAGATTTATGACTAAAAAGGTAGCAATAGCGCAAGGTTTCCGCCTTTGCTTTAGCGACGAATTAGGCGGTATGCCTTACACATCTGACGAAATGCCCGAAGCAGAAACGCAAACAATTCAAGCGCAAGTTATTGAAGAAAGCAAGCCCGATTTTAGCGAAATACAAAAAGCAAAATCAGAAGAAGAATTAAAGAAAATTTGCGGTGCTTTATTAAAGAAAAATCCAAGTGCAAAAGCAGAACTCGTAAAACTCTTTAATGCCAAGTTAGAAGAATTAAAAGAGGTGGAAAATGAACATAACATTTGACGCCGAAAATCACCTTTATTTTAACGGAAAGGGTTTTATAGTGCCTTCTGTCACCGAAATTATAGGTGCGGTCTATGGCACAGGCCTTGAAAACGCCCCCGCTTACTTTGTAGAGAGATCGGCAGAAAAAGGCACAAAGATACATAAAGAAATTGAAGCTTTTATAGATAGTGAGCCATTACCCGAAGAATTAACGGCGGAAACAAACGAGTTTATAGATTATGTGGCAGCAGGCAATTTAGATTTAAAGCCGTTTTCTAAAACCGAGCAGATACTTTGGGCAAGCACGCCATTTGGCGAATTTTGCGGAACGGCTGATTTGTTTTGTAATGGTTGGCTAATTGATTTTAAGACTTCCAAAACCGCTACAAGAGAGCAAAAAGATAAATGGCAAAAACAATTATCTTTTTACCTTTATGCTATGAAGAAAGACGGCAAAAGTATTTTAGGCGCAAAAATCTTACACCTTACGGCTAACGGTGTGGAAGAAATACCTATGGAATATTTAGGCGACAAGTTTGTAGAAGAAACAATGCGATTATATAGCGAAGGCAAAAAAGCCGAGCAAAACGCAAAAGCCACGGAATTACAAACAATTACAAATAAAGAGCTTATGGTATTTGCCGATATTCTTAAAAGAATAAAAGCTTATGAAGACCAAATTGCCGATACCAAAGAAGCTATTAAAGCCGAAATGGAAAAACGCAATATTTTGACTTTAGACCTTGACGGCGTAAGTATCTCTTATATTGCGCCAAGCAAGCGCAAAAGCTTTGATAGCGTTAAATTCAAAGCCGAACACGGTGATTTGTTTAATGCTTATCAAAAGGAAAGCGCAGTTAAATCTAGTATAAGGATTTCCGTAAAATGAAACGCTTTGATATTGCAAACCAAAAAGAACTTGCCCCTTTATGTAGGGCGATTATAGACGCTTTAAATAAAGGCAGGTTTGTAGTTTGTGATGTCAAAAGCAAGAGCAGTAAGTCTTTAGAGCAGTTGGGCTATTATCACGGCGTTATTTTGCCCCGAGTGCAAGCTAAATTTAAAGAAGACGGCAATATATATAGTTTAGCGCAATTAAATGACTTTTTTAATGACTTGTTTTTTTACAAAGAAGAAACTATTGCCGGAAGGATTATTAAAATAGCACGCAGTAAAAGCGGGGCAACTAAAGACGAAATGGCGGAATTTATAAATAAAGTTTTGATTTGGTGCGGGGAGCAAGGTATTGAAATACCCGAGCCAAACACATTTATAGTTTAAGGGGCGTAAAAATGAGCATATTTAGTGGTTTAATGGACACTATTACCGACCTAGTTGATACTGTAAATACTGAAATATTAGGTAATGAAAGCTTTAAAAAATAAGGAGCGTAATTATGGCAGAAAATAGACCAAGCAAAGTATTAAAGTTATTTGGCGTAGAAGTTGCCAAATGGGAAAAGCAAACTGAAGACGGCAAAACTTTAGTTAGTTTTAGTTTTCAAAAATCTTACAAAGATAAGAACGACCAATGGCAGCATACTACCTTTTTTAGATTAAGTGATTTGCCGATTTTGGCAACACTTATTTTGATTATAGCAGGTAAAAGCGCAAAGGTGCAAACACCCTCTGCACAGGCAGAGCAAACGGCAGAACAAGCAGAAGGCGAAGATGTGCCGTTTTAAATAAATATATAGGGGCGGTAGTCTTTATCTCTCTAATGCCGCCCCCAGCCCAAAGGAAAAAGATTATGCAATATTTTGAGAGTGCTTTTCAGCAAAATGCAGTTAGGTTATTAAGGGCAAGCGGTTATTTTTGTTTTGCCGTGCCTAACGCAAGAAAGACGGCAAATGTTAGGCAAGGCGCAATACTAAAAGCAGAAGGTGTGCTTGCCGGAGTAAGTGATTTAATAATAGTGCTTAAAGATAGGGTTGTATTTGTTGAGTTTAAAACACTTACCGGAAAAGGCCGCCAAAGCGAAAGTCAAAAGGTCTTTCAAAAAGAAATTGAAAGTAGAAACCACGAATATCTACTTTGGGATAGTTGGAACAAGGTAGAGCAGTTTATAAATGAAAATATGGAGCAAAGATAATGCAAAAAAATAGTTTTGTTTTGCAAACCCGCTTAAATTCTTTAGTTGCCAAACTATCAGACAAACAAGCAGGCACACTATTTAAGGGCATATTGAACTATGCCGAAAACGGTGTGAAAGCAACTTTTGAAGATGGAATGGTTGACATAGTATTTGAAATGGTTAAGCAAGACATAGATTATACTGCTCAAAAGTATGCTGAAATTTGCAAAAGAAACGCAGATAACGGCAAACTTGGGGGCAGACCAAAGCAAGTGCTTTTAGAAAAACCGAACGGTTATTTAAAAAACCCAAAAAAACCGAACGGTTATTTTGGAAAGCATAATGATAATGATAATGATGTTGATAATGATATTAAAGAAAAAGAAATAGATAAAGAAAAAGAAAAAACAACTTTATCTATTAAACGCTTTAAAAAACCTAGCATTGATGAAATTAAAGCGTATTGTTTGGAGCGTAAAAACAAAGTTGACCCGCAAAGGTTCTTTGACTTTTACGAAAGCAAAGGGTGGAAAGTCGGCAATTCGCCAATGAAAGATTGGAAAGCCGCCGTTCGCACTTGGGAACACTCAAGCACGGCAAGCGAGCAAAAGCAAAGCGAAAGGGATAGGTGGCGTATGCCAAGCCCAGAAGGGAAGTATGCAGTATAAGGCGTAAATTTTAAAAATAGGAGTGTAAGGAAATGACGGAACAGGAAATTGATAATTATTTAAAAGAAAGAGAAAAAGCGCAACAATTAGCACGGCTTAAAAGTATGGGTTGGCAACCAAAGTTTAATGCCTATTCTTTTGAAAAGGCAAGAATAAGTGAAGGCAACCGCAATAACTTTAATGCTTGCAAAGCATTTGTGGAAAAACCCGAAAACCTTTATATTTACGGAACTGCCGGAAACGGAAAGACTTACCTTGCTTGGTGCGCTCTTTTAGGGGCTTGTAATAAGCATAATGCAATAGGTAGGTTTATATCATGGGAAGATTTTGAAAGAGAGGTTTTAAAGGACTTTGATAACCGCTCCACGCAGTTTGTGGATAATCTTACCCGTTATAAATTTGTAGTGCTTGACGATATTTTTAGGGAAGCGGCAAGCAAGACAACCGAAACGGCCTTTGTGCGTTTTATAGATACTTGGGCAAATTCGCTCAAAAAGGGCTTAATTTTAACAAGTAATGATAGTTTGCAACAATTAGCCGCCAAAGTTAAAAATGACAGAGTAGTAAGCAGAATAGCGGCTTTAATGACTTACTTTGTGGAAAATACCGCACCTGATTACCGCACCGAAGGACTTGCTAAAAAAACAATTAAGGCAAATGAAAAGTTTAATTTTATGAACATTTAGAGAGGAAAGGAAAATGACAATGGTTAAGTATTATTTGCATAGTTTAACTGAACTTTATGAAAATCTTAAATTTCAACAAAAAGTATATATTTCAGAAAACTGTTATTACAAGTTAGAGAACGGCATAATTCTTTATTATCGTGCAGGCAGATTAGAAGGAATGAATATGACTATTTGCAACATTGATGGTCTATACACTATTAGAGAAGCGCCGATAAAACTTGAAGTTGGTAAGTTTTATGTAAACCGAGAAGGTAAAAAAGTTGTTTGCTACTATAAATTTGTTCATAAAGAACGAGGTGTTTTATATAGTTTTATGGAAGTTGGCAAATGTGAAAACCCTACAAGATATAATGTTCAGCAAAGTGGAAGATTTTTCTATGCGGTAAATAAAGAATGTTCAAGAGATATTATTGATTATTGGAGCGAAGAAAATGCTACTAATTGATTTGCAAATAGAAAAAGCAGTAAAACACGCCGAACAAAAGCACCCTGTATTTGCCGAAGTGCTGTGATGATTGCCCGTTGGCAGTTCTTGATAAAGGTAAAGTATTTTGTATAGTCCATTGCCAACAAGTATGTTGGACTACTGAAACAAGAGACCCACATTGCCCTTTAAGAGAGAGAAATGAAATTGAAAAAATAGACCACCTTAATGCACCTGTAAAATACAAAGAAATATATATAAATAATGCAAAAAAAGAGGACGAAAATATATGATTATTGCCTATGTTTGCGATGAAAAATACCTGCCTTTGTTAAAGGTATCAATGGCAAGCGTCAAAAGATACAATAAAAATGTAGAATTTGCTATTTTGACTGATAAGCCATTTGAGGTAGAAGGCGCAAAGGTCTATACTTTTGCGCCGGACACCGAGCGTTTTAAGTTTAGGACAAAAGATAGAATGGGTGCAGGCGTATATTATAAACTATATTTGCCAAAATTGCCCTATGACAAAGTTTTATATATTGACTGCGACATTCTTTGCCAAAGACCGCTAAAATCGCTTTGGGAGCAAGACTGCCCTTTTATATGCGGAACGGAAAGCCACACTTACGGTAAATTCCAAGCACAAGAGTTAGGGCTTCAAAAATACTGCCTTACAAGTATGATGTTAATGAATTTAAAAGCGTTAAGGCAAGCAAATTTTACGGAAGTATGCTTAAATAAACTTGCTGAAATAAATCCAAAATTCCACGACGAAACGATAATAAATGTATGCTTTAACGATAAAATTAAATTTATTGATAAAAAATACAATTACTGCAAAAGCCGAGAGTATGAAAACCCGATACCTGAAAGCGACGCTTATTTATTGCATTATATAGGCGCAAAGCAAAAAGAAGAAATGCTTAAAATAAATGATTTTTGCAGTTTACAAATGCTCAAAGAATATTTAAAAGGCAAGAGCGTGGCTATTGTAGGCAATAGCGAAAAGATTTTAAGCCAAACGCACGGCGAAGAAATAGAAAGCCACGATATTGTAATAAGATTTAACAAGGGCTACCCAAGCAGAAAGCCGGAAGCATTAGGCCAAAGGACTGATTTACTATTTTTGGCTTGCACTTTAAGCGATTATGAGCTAAAGCAATTTAACGCAAAGTATCTTATAAGGCGGTCAAAGCTTTGCCAAAATATATGCGATTATAAAATATCTACAAGCGATAGAACAAGCTTAAAGCAAATCTTGGCACAGGCAAGCACAGGATTTATTGCTATCAATTTTGCTTTATCTGCTAATGCCAAAAATATTGACTTATACGGCTTTGATTTCTTTAAAAGCCCTACATACTATAATGAGCCAAACTATCAAACCTTGCATAATGGCAATAGCGAAGAAAGCAAAATATTAGAGTATCAAGCAGCGGGGCTTTTGAAAGTATGCTAAAGCCATTAAGCTTAACTAAAAAAAGACACTTGACAAAAGTGTAAAAATATGCTATATTATTTGGCAGAAGACACCTTTTTGGGAGCGTAAAAGCTCCCTTGCGGTGTCTTTTTTAATGTTTTCTTCTAGGCAAGCCCCTTAAAACAGGGAGCGTGTAAGTGCCGGAAAGCATTAAATTTGATAGTAATAACTATCGTAAACATTCCGATAAAAACAAATCTTTAATACGCAAATCATTAAAAGAGTGCGGCGCAGGCCGTTCTATCATTACCGATAAAAACGGCGAAATTATTGCCGGAAACGGCGTATATGAGCAAGCAAAAGCACTTAACATACCCCTTAAAATAATTGAAACTGACGGCAAAGAATTAGTTGTCGTAAAAAGAACTGACCTACAAACTACCGACGAAAAACGCAAAAAATTAGCAGAGTGGGGTTTAAGATAATGCCTAAAGGCGATAATCCTAATAGCAGGGCTAATCTCAGGCCTATCACCAAGAAAACGGCAAGAGAGTTAGGAAGAAAAGGCGCAGCGGTAAGTAATGCTAAACAAAAGGCCGCCAAAACCTTTAGGGAAGAACTAAAAGCCCTTTTAGAAATGGAAATTGCTAATAGTAAAGGCGAAAAGGTAAGCACGCGCAAAGCAATAAGCACGGCTTTAATTAAAGAAGCAATTAGTGGCAATTATAGAGCATTTGCAGAAATAAGAGATACGATAGGCGAAAAACCTATTGAGCAGCAAGAAGTATCAATAAAAGAGCCACGCAGATTTGTATTTGAAATAAAAAAGTAAGGTGCAACAATGCAGGAAACTAAAATTGTTTGCACTTCGGTCTTTGAAAAGAATTACCACAATAGCAGTCCAGTAGTGGTTAATGTAGGTGGTGTAAGGTCAAGTAAATCTTGGAGCATAGCGCAATGTATAAATGCTTATGCTTTAGAGTTTGCGGGCTTAAAGATAGGTATATGCCGAAAGGTAGCAAGCACTTTAACAAGTTCGGTAGTCCGTCCTTTTATAAGTGTGGCTAATACTTTTGACGCTTGGAGCGAAAATAACTTCAATAAAAGCGAAAGATATTATACCTATGATTTAGCAGACGGAAACCCGATTAAAAGCACTATCCAATTCTTTGGACTTGACGATATTGAAAAAATAAAGTCCACCGAGTTTAATTTAATATGGATGGAAGAAGCGACGGCCTTTGCTTATGATGATTATGTCTTTTTAAAAACAAGGTTATCAGCGCAAAAGCCAAGCGGTTGGAAGCAAAATCAAATCATATTAAGTTTAAACCCGAGCGATGCAAAAGGTTGGATACGCACCAAGTTATTGCCTCAAAAAGAAGTTTGCCTTATTGAAAGCACTTATAAAGATAATCCCTTTTTGAGTGCAGAATATATAAAAGGCTTGCTTTTAATGGCAGAAACAAACCCCCGAATGTATGAAATGCTTGTTTTAAATAAATGGGGCGTAAGTGAAGGGCGTGTCTTTGATAAATGGGAACTATATGATGAAAGCACCGCACCGCAAAATTATGACCAAGTATTATATGGTTTGGACTTTGGCTTTAATCACCCGACTGCTTTAATTGAGTGCAGTTTTAAAGATAATGCAGTCTATCTAAAAGAAGTCATATATCAGAGGCACTTAAATAATGGCGAGTTAATAACACTAATGGATAATCTAGGGGTAAATAAAACCCTTACAATGATAGCAGATAGCGCAGAACCCGCAAGAATTGACGAGATATTTAATAAGGGTTATACAAGGGTAGAAGGCATTAAAAAAATTGATGTGGTAAAAACAATAGAAATAGTTAAGAAATACAAGATTTACATTCATAAAGATAGTAAGAATTTGCAAAGCGAGTTTGACGGCTACGAGTGGAAGAAGAATTTAGCAGGCGAATATTTAGATAAATTAGAGCCGGATAAACAACACGACGACGCAATAGCAGCAGTAAGATATGCAGTTCAATATTACGATAATAATGCAGGAGTAAAAGCGTTTTATGCTTATTAAAAAAATTAAAGATGTAGCCAAAAAGTTTTTTGGCGGAACAGGCGAAATAGCAGAAGCAGGCGGTATGCGTGCTTGGATTACAATGGCAGGCAGAGAATTAAGACCGGAAGAAAGAAACGGCTTTGAAGCGGCTGCCGTGCGTGCTATTGTAAACGCTGCTTGCAACGGCGAAATAAGATTAAACAATGCCGACGGCTCAAATATACCTTATGTTCGCAAGGGTATAAATCCTTTGCTTGATTTGCTTTACCAACCTTGCCCTGCTTTCAATGAAAACATTTTTAAACAAATTATCGTAAGCCAAGCTTTAGTTTTTGGCAATATCTTTTTGCTTAAAGACGCAAGAGATAGTCAGGGCAGACCAACCCGCTTAATACCTATACCGCAACCCTGCATAGAGCCGTTATTTGATACATACGGCTTTCCTTATGCCTATAAAGTCAATACAATAGCAGGCTCTTTTACTGCACCAAAAGAAGATATTATACACATTTACGAAGGTAATGCTTTAAGTCTTTTTTGGGGGCAAAGCAGAATGTTAAGGTGCGCTATTGATAGCCAAATAATGAATAGCGCAAAGGTTTTCAATTTATCCTTCTTTAGAAATGGCGCAAGTGTAGGCGGTATTATTTCCTATCCCGAAAATGTAAGGTTAAACGAGCAAGAAATACAAGAAATGCTAGCTTACTTTAACGACCAACATCAAGGGAGCGAAAAGGCACACCGCACCGCTATTTTACAAAAGGGCGGAAAATTTGAAAGCTTTAAAACAAGCCATAAAGATATGGAATACGGCGAGGGCTTAAAGTTCCACCAACAACAAATTTTAAGTATTGCAGGCGTTCCGCCCGCTCTTGTCGGCTTATTTGAATTTGCCCCGCAATTTAACACAAAAGAGCAACAAAAGATTTTCTACGAAACAAATGTAATACCCTTAATGCGTTTAGTAGCAGACGCTTTATCAGAGGAACTTGTGCCGGACTTTTACAAGAATGAAGAAGTATATATCAATTATGACTTTAGCAAAGTAAAAGCATTAGAGCCGGACTGGAATGAGCTTGCCGACGCTGCTTTAAAATTATCTCAAAAATGGCCTTTAAATGAAGTGCGTGATGTTTTGGGCTTGCCTTTCAAAGATGTAGCAGGGGGCGACGAGCCGCCAAGCCCTGTATTATCTGCTTTTGGCTTAAACGCACAAGTGCAAGATACTAAAGCTTTAGAAAGCAAAAAGGTAAGACTATTTAGGCCAAGCCCCGCTCAAATGAAACGCCACAAAGCGCAAAAAATAGTTTTTATTGAAGAACAAGGCGAAGTAATGCGCAAAAGTATAGAGAGCCATTTTGCTTTACAAGCTGATTTAGTTAAAAACTATTTAAGCGATTTAGACAAAGAATTTAACTATAACGCTTGCTTTGGCTCAATGGTAGAACAAAGGGATTTATTACTTGCGGTAAAAGTGCCTGCAATAGCGGAAATATTTACCGCCGCTACTGAATTTGAGCAAGCATATTTGCAAAGCTTAAAGCCCGAAAAAGACTATAAATTTAAAAGCAAAAAAGATATGGCAAGCAGAGTAGAACAATGGGCTAAAATACACGCTTTTAAATGGGCTGATAGTATAGAGCATACTACTTTTGAAAGAATTGACCGCATTATAACGCTTGGTAATGAACAAGGAATGTCTAACCGAGATATAAACAATATTATTTTGCAGTTCTTTAGTGAAGAAGGTTATGAGCCAAGCAAACTAACGCCAAACGAAAATGGCGCAAATATAAGCATTTTAGATAGGGTAAAAACTATTGTTCAAACGGAAACAAGAGCAACTATATCAGAAGCCCAGCTTGAAGCTTTTAGAAGCACGCCGTTTGTTAATGGTAAAGGGTGGCTTACCACAATGGGCGTAAGCGACCACCACGAAGGACATTTAGAAATGGACGGTCAAGAGGTTGGCGTTGACGAAGAATTTATAAATCCTATTACAAATCAAAGAACGCAAGCACCAAGTCAATTTGGCACGGCTGACCAAGATATTAATTGCCTTTGTGATAATTACCCTATTGTAATAGATTAAAGAATTTGAGGTGCATAAAATGGAAATTGAAACAAAAAAAGTTAAAAGCAAAATAAGCAATAAATTAGTAGATATTGCCGATTTTAAAGCCGTTGAAAGAGAAGACGGCACGCTTGAAATTAGCGGCTATGCTAATACAAAGCATATAGCCGATAGATACGGCGATATTCCTACCGAATATAACCGCTCTTATGTTTACGACATTAACGAGTTTTTGAAAAACCCGATAATGTTATTAAATCACGACGCCGACATTAAAAATGTAGCTGGCTCTTTTGTGGAAATTAAAGAAGACGACAAGGGTTTATTTGTAAGAGGTATCTTTACTAAATCTGATTTACCGATAATGGAACACGCAAGAACGCTAATCAGAGAAGGCCATTTAAAAACTTTCTCTATCGGCGGTATTTGGCTATATGAAGATTTAGAAAACCCCGCACACTTAACGCTTGCAAAGATTTATGAAATTTCAATAGTGGCTATTCCTGCTGACCCTAATGCGACATTTGCACCTACCGAAAAAGGCGCAGAAAAGGCAGAAGAAAAAGCCCAAGCAGTAGAAGAAGTTAAAGCGGATTATACACCGCTTAAAGATAAAATCACTTTGTTTGAAATAAAACAAAAATTAGAAAAAGCCCGCAAAAATATCGGGCAAGGAGCTAAATAATGGACGATAATAAAATCCAAAATCAGCCCGCAGATAACGGGCTTAAAGAAGTATCTGCAAAAATGGATACTTTACTTTCCGGCTTGGAAAAATCTAATGCAGCCGCAGAAGAAAACGCTAAAGCCGCAAAAGAAGCTAAAGAATTAGCAGAAAAAGCACTTAATGAAGCAGTAGCCGCAAAGAACGCACACCCTGTAAACTTTGCCCCTGTTTCTGAAAAGAAAGCCGACAAACAAGAAGGCAACGCTAAATTCCGCAAATTCTTGGAAGATGTTAAAGAAGCTAAATTTAATGCGAAAGTTAAAGCAGCTTTAAGCACCGATACTGAAACAGGTAGCGTAATTGTTCCTACTGATTATGTGCCTACTTTAGTTGATTTGCTTGTTAAATATCCTTCTATGGTTGCAGACGCATTTAGACTTAATTGGGGTTTAGTTGGCAACGAAAGAGATATTCCGAATTTAGCCGCAAGACCTGAAGTCGCAGTTGTCGGCGAAGGTAATGCTAAACCTGTAAGCAACCCTGTCTTTGCTACAATTCACCAAAAGCTTGTCAAAGCCGCTGCTATTGTAGTTTGGACTAGAGAACTTGCAAGCGACGCTATGATAGATTTACAGGCATTACTTCCTTCTATCATTGGCCCGCAATTTACAACCTACCTTGATAAATGGTTATTTCAAGGCAACGGCACAGGCCACGCAGGTATTTTTAATGCTTCCGGCGTTATTGTTCCCGAAGGCATTACAACTGTAGCAGACCTTATTGCTCTTAAAACTGCTGCCCCTTACAATGTAAGAGCCACAGGTAAATTCTATATTGAAATTTCCTTGTATGGTCAATTAGCTTCTATCGCAAGATTAAGCGCACCTTCTTGGCTTACTTATGAAAACGGCGTTATGAGAATTGACGGCTCTGAAGTTGTAGCAGTTGACGCTTCAATTATCGGCAAAAAAGGCCGTGCCTGCTTCGGCGATATGAGAAATGTTATCTTCTCACCCAAAGGCGATTTGGTTGTTCGCTGGTCTGATATGGCTACTATCGTTGATAATAGCGGTCAAAGCCCTGTTACCCATAACCTTTACCAAGAAAACAAAGAAGCTTACTTATTTGAAATGCGTGCTGATATCTCTGTCGTTGGTAATGTTTGGACAGTCGCTGAACTTTCTGAAGAAAGCGGCTCATAATTTAAAAATGCTTGTCTTTAAGGCAACGCACGAGGTCGGCGGGGAGCGAAATGCTCCCCCACCCCGACCGAAAAGGAGTTAGATTATGTTAAACGGATTAAAAAAATTTAGAGTTGTAAAAGATTTTCAAAATTATAAAGCAGGCCAAGTAGTTGCTTTTAATTGTGCCGACGCTGAAAAATTTGAAAAAAATATCTGCTGCTTGGAAACTATTAAAGTTGCTCCGGTAATTCAAACAAAAGCAGTAGAAACATTAAAAGAAGAAGTTAAAGAAGAAGAAGCACCCAAGAAAAAAAGAGTTTACAAAAGAAAAAAATAGAGGTCTTTAATGACAAATATTATACCCAACGCAATAATTACGGCAATAACAGGGGCAACCGACGCAGCAGAAATAAATATGCAAGGTTGCGCCATTATTGAAATGCTTGAGGAATTTTTAGGCGTTTTGCTCGTTAAAAGAGATATAAGCGACGAGAAAATTACTTTGCCTTATAGTTTTTCAAGGGTTATTAAGCCGAAATTTGCCCCTTTAAATAGCGTTGCAAGTTTAGAAGTTATTACCAAAAACGGCAATTATAAAGCCGATACAAGCACTATTTCAATAGGTGCTTATACTATTGAGCTTTTACCACGCTTTTGGTATTTCTTTGGCTTGCCTTACCCTTTATGGCCTAAAGCAGTATCAGCCATTAAATTGAGCTATAATGCGGGTTATTTTTCTACTTGGCAAGAGCTTCCGGCAATATTGCAACAAGCCGCCGTTGACTTGCTTAAATACAAATATGCAAGCGAATTAAAAGCGGGCTTCCATAGCGAGCATTTAGGCGACTACTCTTATACAAGAGGTGCTTTAGTTAGGGGCTTACCTGTAGATATTGCGTCTTCATTAGAGGGTTTAATTTTATGAGTTTTCAAAGTTTGCTAATTGATATCTGCACTATTTACGAAAGAAAGGAAAGTATAGACGCAGACACAGGCGAGCAAACTTTTACTAATACAAAAGTTGCGGAAAATGTGCCTTGCGCTTTGCAACATAGTAGCGGTGGCCTTGATAGAACAAGCCGCTTAATTAGAAGCGACAATACCGATAGACTTTTCTTATTTCCGCAAGCTTTTACAATTAAAAAGCAAGACCACATTATAGAAGTAAGAAATAATACCTATCGTGTGCGTGAAATTATTGATTTAGGCGGTCGCAAAAGGTTTTTAAGACTAGATTTAGAAAGGGTAGATTTAAATGATTAAACTTACTACTACAGGTTTTAAAGAACTTATTAAAGCTTTAGACGCAGAAGAACAAAATGTCTTATCAAGTATGGCTAAAGCTCATAGTAAAGTTGCAAGCCAAGCGGTCAAAGTTTTAAAGGTTGGTTTGAGCCAAAGGGCAGGCCGTGATAGTAGCGACCCTTCTTATGAAAACAGCCCTAAAGGTGCTTTGCCTTATATGCACACAGGCCGTTTGCGTAATAGTATCGGTTTTAAATTATTGCGCTATGGCAAAAATATTTTAAGTGAAGTCGGTAGCGGTGCAAGTTCAAGCCCGATAGAATATGCTATTTACCTTGAGGGCAATAGTGGCGACGGCATAAGACCTTTTTTATGGTCTATAAGTAGCATTTATAACCCTACAAATATTTTAAAAGCATTTGACGCATATTATCAAATGAAGGTCGGCTTATGATTGAAAATATTGTTTTAAAAGATTTAAAATCCGATTATGTTTTAAATAACTTACTTGACGGCAAGATTTACCCTGATGTCGCCCAAGTTAAAAGCTTGCCTTGCGTTGTAATGTATGCCGATAGCCCTACAAGTCCTGTAAATGAGCCGTGGCTTTATACGCAGAATTTGACCTTTGAAATATACGCCAAGACCGAAAAGACGGCGCAAGTTATACGCAATAGATTTTATGAAATTTTACAAAGGTTTGACGGCTTTTTTATTGCCGACAAATCCGGCATTATGATAAGAGAAGCGCACGCAGTTTTTGCAAGCGTTTCAAATCATTTTCCGCTTGAAAATGAGCAAGCGAAAGAGAAAGTCGTATCTTTTGACTTTCTATTTACAAAGTGCGCCAATTAGCGCAAAAGGAGTGTAAAATATGGCTGAAAAAAAATGCCAAGACATAGTTGTAAGCGCAGTTAAAAAACTGCTAATTGCGCCTTTAGGCGCAGCTAAATCCGCAGCGGTAGATGTGGGCTTTACCATTGGTAATATCACAATTACGGCTGCCCAAGAGTTCGCAGATGTATTAGTTGACCAAAGCTTTACACCTGTTCGCTCAATTTTAACAACGGCTAATTATACTTTTGCTGCACCTTTAGCGGCAATTAACTTATCTAATTTAGCCCTTGCTTTAGGCGTAGAATTTGACGCACAAGGCAACGCAAGCGTAGTTAAAGAACGCTATTATCAAGTTTGGATAGAAACTGAAGGTCCGGTAAATAATAGCGGCGAAAAAGCAGAAAGAGAAATTTATATTCCTAAATTAAGACTTGGCGGAACTGCCGAGCTTTCTTTCTCTAGGACTGACGCACAAACCGCAAACCTTGAAGGCACTTTAATAAATTGCCCCGACGAAACAACAGGCAACAATATAAATGTCTTTACCATTACCGATACTTACGGAAGCGAAAGCTAAAGGTAAAAGTTATGTTCTTTAAATTCAAACATTCAAAAAAGAATTTAGACATAACCGACGCAATTTTGCGTAAGGAAACCCAAATCACTATCGGCGGTCAGTCGGTAGTGATTAGGGCTTTCAAACTTGCAGAAGCTTTAAAATTTATTGAAGCTTTGCAAGAAGGTAGCAATTTAATTAAACTTGCGGGCAAAGACTTTGCGGCATTTAATCGCTATTTATTAGCTAAAATGCCCCTTATTTTAAAGTTTTGCTTGCCGGATTATAAAATAGACCAAGACAAGATTACTCTTGCAGAATTTGCCGATTTAGTGCTTGCTATTTATTATGTTAATGACTTGGAGCGTATAATCGCAAATTTTATGACGGCGGTGCAGTCAATGCCTCAAATAACGCAGGTTTTGGCGGTATCGCCAAAGAAATAAACGAGAATTTTGGCGTCAATGTTAAAGACTTATCTTTAACGCAAATAAACGCCTATTTATTAGAGCTTGTTAAAGCCCGAAAACAAGAAAACGAAGCTTTGAAAAAGGCCGGACGCAAGCAAACCGATTTAAACAATATGCCCTTGCAAGATTTAAAAACAATGGGCGTGCAAATTAAAAAAGTTGTAAAAGGTTAAAACAATGTCAGATAAAAAAGCGACAATAGCGATAGAAACAAAATTTGACGGCAAGCAGTTGCAGACCGCTAAAAAGCAAGTTGAAGAAGTAGCCAAAGCGACGGAAAAGGCACAAGACGCAATAGATAAAAACTCACAAGCTACAAGCTCTTTTAGTTTAAAGGCCGTTGCTGCTTGGGCTGCCGTTGCTGCCGCTATTAAAAAAGCTTACGACTTTGCAAAAGAAAGCGTGCAAGCATACCTTGCTAATGCAAGAGCAGTAAATATGCTTGAAGCTTCTTTTAAAGCCGTTGGCTATACTTCGGCTCAAGCTATGAAACAAGCCAAAGCTTTTGCAAGCGAAATGCAAAGCTTAACAGGCATAGCAGACGAAGCTTTTTTAAACGCTCAAAGACTTTTGGCAAATTATGGCGTTGTCGGCTCTAAAGCGCAAGAAAGTATAAGAGCCGCTTACTCTTTATCTATCGGCGTTGGTATGGATTTTGAAAGTGCATTATTACAAATTGCCAAAGCCGCCGCCGGCTCTACAAGCGCATTATCACGCTATGGCATAGTTTTAGACGATAGCTTAAAGCCCGCTGAAAAATTTGACGCAGTTTTAGGCCAAATAAATGACCGCTTTGGCGCAGCAGCACAGGCAGCTATGGGGGACACCATTACCAAAGTAAAAGCCCTTAATCAAGAGTGGGGCGATTTCAAAGAAATGGCGGGCAAAGAATTAGAGCCGATTTTCCGCAGACTCATTGAATATTCTAGGGAATTTGTAAGCGGATTAAGTGCTTTATTTGGTAGGACTGATAATCAAAAAAAATATCAGCAAAATTTAGAGCAAATTGCCAAAATACAAAAGGAAATAAACGACGAAGATGACAGGGCTATCAAGTATGAGCTTGAAAATTCTAAAAAATTAGGCGATATAAATTGGCGCATTGTAAACAAGCAACAAGAAGCCCGCTATGCCAAAATTGAAGCCCTTAAAAAAGAAAATGCCGAAATAGAAAAACAAAACGAAGAAGAACTAAAAGCGGCTAAAATTGAAAATCAAAGAGCCAAAGAGCAAGAAAAAGTAATTGAAAATAAAAGACTTGAAAAGGCACACCAAGAAGCAATTACAAAAGCAGCCAAAGAAACGGCTAAAGCGCAAGAAGACAATTTAAAAAAGCAACAAAAGATACTTGATAATTTAGGCGTTTCTTCTTCTAAAGATTTAAAAGGTTGGGGCAAAGGCCAAGCCGAAAGCGAGCCAATGCCAAGCGATTTAGAAATTGCCGCAGGGGGCGGAAATGCTTTATCAAGTGCCGCCGATAGTATAGCAAGATATGACGCAGAAAGCGAAAGATTAGCTGCTTTATATGAAGAAAAAAGACTATACATAGAGCAAGAAATAACCGACGAGCAATTAAAGCAAGAAGCTCTTACTAATTTGCAAAATCAATATGAGCAGCAAAGATTAGCCAACGATAAAAATACCGCAAAGGCAAGGCAACAAGTTTATAGTGCTATGTGGTCTGCTTTAACAGGACTTGCAAGCTCAAGTAATAAAAAAGTCGCCGCTATCGGTAAAGTGGCAAGCGTGGCGCAAGCTACAATGTCAATGTTTACAGGTGCAGCCAAAGCTTTAGAGTTGCCCTTTCCGGCAAACTTGGCGGCGGTTGCAACAGTATTAGCACAAGGTGCGGCTTTAGTTGAGCAAATCCAAGCCGTAAAATTAGCGCAAGGCGGTCTTGTCAAAGCCGTTTCCGGCGGTGTAAATACTATTATCGGCGAAGGTGGCTCTGATGAAGCAGTTTTGCCGCTTGATAATACAAGAGCTATGCAAAGAATTGGTAGCGCAATAGGCGACGCAGGCGGTGTAGGCGCAAATGTAGTAGTAAATATCAATGTAGCCGCAAGCGGTGGTGTAGAAGCCATTTTAGAACAACTTACGGAAGCAAGCCGCAGCGGTGTAGTGCAAGCTTTAGAATTTGCCAACTTAAATTATAAAGTAGGCCAAGAGCAACAGGGGTTAAGTGTATGAAGCCATATATTTTTTTAACGGAAAACTATTTAAAACACGCAGTAGATAGCAATAATGACGCTATTGACGCAGTAAACTTATCGGCAAGCAGCTTGCCTTATACTCTTACTTTATTCTTTACTGATAGATACGGCAACGCAGTAAGTCGCAACATAGATAGCTTAATTTTGCAAAATACAAATATAAGCAATATCTCTATTGCCGCCTTACAAAACGGCTCTTATAGCGATATTTTTGCGATTACAGGCAATACTGAAAACACTATCTTTGTAAAAAATCCGAACTTAATTACAACAAGTTCTTTACAAATAACAATACCGACAACAAACAACCCCGCAATCGTATATGGCACGCTTGGCGTTTATAACTTTTTATGCAATTTATTTGCTCTTACCGATAGCGATTACAGGAACGAAGCAAATGAAGGTGGCTATCGTGTAGTTGACGGCTCTTATATTCACTTTGGCGACTATAACAAATGGGTGGCTAAAGTGAAAATGGAAAACTTACCCAAAGCACAATTTGACTTACTTACAAATCAAGCAAAGCAAGTAGGCGAATTGACTGCTATACCTTATAAAGATTTAGAAGCAAGCGCAATATATGAGTGTGCCGTAAATCGTGGCTTTTCTTGGGGCGTTGACCGCAAGACCGAGCTTTTTAATTTAACTTTGGAGCTTAACGAGTTATGATAACATTAAATACGCAATTACAAAAGGTAATGGCAAGCCAAAATTTAGAGGGCTTGCGTCCTTTTGCGTATTTATACCGCAATAAATGGAATAGCACAAGCAATAAATATGAGCTTGAAAATACGGCAATAGATATTTCTTCAATGATAGTAAAGCCAAATACTCTATCTATGACACTTGATGTTAATGAAATAGCGCAGTTTAATGCAAATAATATAACTTTGACTTTAACCGATTATGAAAACAAATTTATAGAAGGCGCGCCAAACAGCTTTTTTCCTTCCGGCTATCAATTATATGGCAGCCGTGTAGTGCTTTATTACGGAACAAGCACGGCAGATATGACCTCTTTATTCGTTGGCGTAATTAAAGATTTACCCACGCACAAGCCCGAGCAATACCAAGTAGATTTAAAATTGATTTCCCCTCTTGAACTTTTAGACGATATTGAAGCCAAAGACTTTAGCGACAAATATGCAGGGGAAGCTTTAACGCCATACGGCAATAATAACAATAATCCTATATATAGAACGGCTAATAATAAAGTGGGTGGATTTAATGCAGTTTATGGAAATGGCATTAAATTATTTGAGGGCGTAGATTATGAGGTTAGCCAAATTAACGATTTATCTTTGCCCGCTTTAATTACAATTATAAATTCTTCTCACGCTTCTGATACTATAACGGCAGATTATTATTGCTGGAAAACAGGTTTAAGTGTAGAAGAAATTGTAAGCGGATTAGTAGCTTTAGGCGGATATACGAGCAATACTGACATTAGAAACGTTGTATGGAATACGGCAGTAGGAAACCTTGTCTATTTTAACCCATTAGGCGCATTTGGTTTTAAATTAGTAAATACAAAATGCGAAGCCTACCGCATAGGCGGTATTATGGGAGCACCATATTATGCAGGTCTTATCTTACCGAATAATTTTAAAATATCTTGGCAAAAAAATGGTTCCGGCAACCCTGCTTGGAGTATCGGAGACACTATATCCACAAGTGGCAGTAATTATATTCCTGCAAACGGTATTGTAGTTATAGAAAGCGGGTATATAATACCTTCAATTAATTTAAATATTTATCAAAATTCAGTCCTAGTGCAAACTTTTGATTTAGGTTTTGCTAATTCTAATTATACTTTTTCGCTTGAGAGAAACGGAAATAATTTTACCGCTACTGTAAATAATGGCACAACGCAAACCGAAACTTTTAATTATAATTTTACTTTTAACGAAATGTCTTATGGCTTAAATAATTCTTTACCTATAAATTTTGAAATAGAATTTAGAAATAGCAATAATGATAATATAGGTCTTATAAATTTAGGTAATATTGCTAGTATAGATAATTGTATTATTACAAATTTGCAATATTTCGGCGCAAGCGCAATTTTACAAAAATTTAATGCGACTAGAGAAGGAACGGGCAATTATAGGTTATCATACAGATATGGCGAAACATTAAATAGTATGTCTAATTGGAATGCTACTGGCTTTGGCACAGATATAGGCGTAGAAAGCAAATATTTCCAATTTTTAATACAGGGTGGTGGTTATTGGCTTAATTCTGATAAAATTTATACTTTTGTGGCTAATTTTTTAATTTCTACTTTAACATTAAATCTAGTAAATTTAAGCGGTAAAAGTGTTTTAGAAGCATTACAAGATTTAGCTCTTATTTCCGGCTATGAGTTCGGCGTGGATAGGAGTGGCATATTTTTCTTTAGGCCGAGAAGTCAAAGCACAACGCCTATTTTTGAGTTAGACGAAAGCGAAATTGTAAAGATAGATAATATCAAGCAAAACTTTAATGACTTTTTTACAAAATTAACTTTAACTTTTGCGCAAATACCTTTAGAGTTTTACGCTAATGAAGGCACAAGGCCGACGCCGATAGATAAATATGGCGTAATAAACAAAGAGATAGATAAACCCGATATAGTAAACTATGACAACCCCGAGTTAGCGCAAGCAATAGGACCTCAATTATTAGAAGTTTATAGCGATTTATCTGATGTTATACAATGCACGGCAAAGCTCAATTTGTCTTTAGAGCTTGGCGACATTGTAAATGTAAAACGCAATTACAATTTAAACACGCCCGACGCCGCAAGCGATTATGAAAAATTTATAAATCAAAATACCTATTATCGTGCTTGCAAGATTACAGGTATAAATTACAATTTGAGTAAAAGGCAAATGACTTATACGCTTAAAGATGTTAGCAATAGCAATAATATTCCGGCCTATGATGGCCCGAGATTTGTTTATGATTTACCAATACAACTTTAATAAAAGGAGCATAAAATGAATTTAGATTACAACAAACAAGACGCAATGCCAAAGCCTATAACTCCGACAACAGTAGCGGCATTGGAATATAATCAAATAGCTGGTAGTTTAATGCATACACAAAACGCAGCAGGCTTAACGGCCGACGCAAATGATTTAACGCAACTAACTACTGCAATTAATAAGTTAGGCGCAACGGCGGCTATGCCAAGCAGCACTTATGAAACTCTAACTTTAGGGGCTTCGGGTTCAAATTATACCGCTACCTCTAACGGCTATGTATATTTACAAGGACAAAGTTCTATTGCAGACGGAATTATACAAGTCGCTTCTAACGGATTAGCAGCAATGAATAGAAGTTATGAAAAATATGCTATTTCAGTAATTCTTCCTGTATTAAAAGGACAAACTTTTGTGGTTTATTATGACGGAACTTTATCAAATGTAACTTTTAAATTTTATTATGCAGAAGGCTCAAAATCGGAGGCAAACTAATGTTTTATTATATAGAACAAGATAACAAAATAGTTTTGTTTGACGAAGATAGAAATAAATTAGAAAAGACTATTTCTTTTATGCCTCAATATAAAGATTTAGCAATAAAAGAAACTGACAGACCTATTGAGAACTTTGAATTTGCAGACACGCCGGAATATATTGCGAAGAAGCAACACCAAGAGTTAGTTAATGAAGTTAATACTTTAGAACAGCAGTATCAAATGTGTCGCTGGCAAAGAGAAATGATTTTGGCAGACGGCTCTAGTGCTCCTGATTATGCTAAAGGAAAAGCGCAAGAAATAGAAGATTTGGCCGAAGCATTAAGAGGATAATACGATTTGCGATTATTGCTTTTTTAGTTATATTTGCAAATATGCAAGTCAAGGTAGACACGGTTGCAAATATGGAGATTTAAAAACGGAAGCTTTAAGGGAAAAAGTTATGTCAGAAAATATGGATATAGTTTATTTATATAAGAATAGCGGTAATGACGAAATAGTCTATTCTTTGCGTTCTTTGGCAAATTTGCCCCATAATAAAGTTTTTATTGTAGGCGATATGCCAAAGTATATAAACCCGCAAAATATTCTTTATATCAAAGCCGAGCAGGGATTAAATAAATATCAAAACACGACCAATGCTTTGCGCTTGGCTTGCCACGACGATAGATTAAGCGACGATTTTATTGTAATGAATGACGACTTTTTTATCTTAAAGAAAATTGAAAACCCTAGAGAAGAACTTAATTTACACAAAGGAACTATTGCCAAAGTTTACGAGCGTTTATCTGCCAAATATCCATTAGGCAGCGGCTACTTGCACGGAATGAAAGAAACGGAAACTTTGCTAAAGAATTTAGGCATTAAAGAGCCGTTATCTTACGAGTTGCACACGCCGTTTATTTTTAATAAGTATAAACTTTTGCAAATGTTTGAAACTTACGCCGACGAAATAGCACAAACAAAGTGTTTTCATAAACGCAGTTTTTACGGTAATTTATATGTAAAAGGCAGTAAATTTATGAAAGATATTAAAGTCTTGGCTTTAGATAATTTTGTTCCAACGCCGGAGCAAAAATTTATTTCTTCAAGCGATAGTTCTTACAGGAATTTGAAGTATATTTTAATGCAGAAATTTAGCAAAAAATCAAAATATGAGGAGCATAAAAAATGAGCGAGATAGACGCAAATATTTTATCAGAGGGCAAAAGAGTCATCGCAACTAAAGAACAAGAAGGCACGCTAATAAAAGTGAGCGATACAGACGCTACTTGTTTAATACAAGACACAAATGGGAAAAAACATTTGGCGATTAAAATTGTTAAAGTAGAAGGCGATAATTTAAGCAATACGGACATTAGCGCACAAGGCTTAACTGAAAATAATGAACTGGCGGTTGCTATTGCAGAACAAGACGGGAATATTATAGTAGATAATGGGGAAAATGATTATAATTGTATAGTAGAAACTGAAAATGGCAAACAACTTGCGGTAAAGACTTTTGCTTTAGAAGGAACGCCTTTAAAAACAGGTGGCGATAAAGACGCAACTTGTCTGATAGAAGATGAAAACGGGAACAAGCAACTTGCTTTAAAAGTTTTTAATTTAGGTGGTTCTTCTTCCGATTGGCAAGTAGGCGACAGATTGGACAATAAAGCAACTTTCGTCGGTTATTTTGATAGCGTAAACCCCGACGATAGTTCCACTCAAAGATATGCCTTCTTTGCCCTTGACGGAAATTACAGGGCAGCACAACTTGGGCTTACAGAATATGGTGTAACTTTTAATGATTTGCTACCGACACACGATTATAACACTTCTTTAATAGGGCAAAACTTAAACGAAATTACCGAGAGTGCTACTTACTCTATGTCCGTCGTAAAAAATTTAGGAATAAACAGTTATCCTGCTTTTAAAGCGGCAGACAATATCAGTGTATCCTTTAATGGAATAACATATACCGCCGTTGTGCCGAACTTGGTTGAAGTCAAAGCAATTTGGGACAATAGGACTGCTATTGACAGCGTTGACCCTTCTGGCGTGAGAACTTTGGCAACTTGGGGTATGTGGGATGGCTCGTCGTATGATAGGGTCATTTCTACTACTATCAGAAATCAGCAGTATGCTTTTCAATACAATTCCAGTGGGAACTTTGCTGAAAACCGCTTTTACGCAACATACGGCTTTGTTCCTATAATTGAAATACCCGTTCCAGCAGGACACGGCGCATAAAAGGAGTTAAATATGGTTTATTTATTAACACAAAATGAAGATGGAAAATATATCAAAGACGGCACACGCTATGATTTGCTTGAGGCAAGTTGGGCGAAAGGTCCGAGAGCCAAAGACTTTGTAGAGTTTGAAAGTTCAGAAGAAGCCCTTAAAACTTGGGGACTTACCGAGGTGGAAAATGCCGACGAAAATTGATTTTAATATTGTGTGGAAAGCAGTAGTTTTGATTTTTGCGGCAGGTGTTCTTTATGCTCAAATATTCGGCATTAGAGGCGATTTAGAAAGACTTGAAACAACTATAGGCCGCCTTGAGCAGAAAGTAGAAAAGCATAACAATTTTGACCGCCGAATTGTAAAACTTGAAACCTTGCTTGAGATTAAAGGGGAACAAAAATGACTGAAATAACACCACATTTTACTTTGCAGGAAATGACTACTACTGATTATGAAGAATTTAAAACAAGTATCGTAAAAATTGCAAATAAGAACAAAGAAAAACTAGAAAAACTTTGTTGGCACTTGGAAGCGATTAGGGCTATTATCGGCAGTCCTTTGGCTATTACTTCTGCTATTCGCTCAAAAGAACTTAATAGCGCAATTAAGGGCAGTAAAACAAGTCAGCATTTGGTAGTGGAAGCGGCAGACTTTATACCAACAAAGAAATCGGCGATAATGGCTTTTAGCGAAATTGTAAAGAGTGGATACCCTTTCGGGCAGTTAATCTTGGAAAAGCGCGGTATTGGCTATTTAATACACTTTGGTGTGGGCGAAAAAAGACAAACACTTTTTAGCAAAGAAGCAGGAAAGTATGAGCCGTATGATGTTTCAAAGGTAGGTGCTTAAATGGAAGATACAATTTGCGAACAATGCCGACATAAATATATATGCGAAAATTACGGCGATAAAACTTTTTGTCCGCAGTTTTCTAACAAGGATTAGATTATGGAAGATAGCAGATTATTTAGTTTATGTTTGAGTTGCGACCGCTTCCACAGGTGCGAATATAAGGCCGAAGGAAAGGTTGTATGCAACAATTACCACAAAGAATTTAGTATTTGAGAAGTTAAATTAAAACAAAGGAGTGAAACTATGGCTTGCGGTAGAGGCAGAAAACCTAGAAAATAAGTTGGTTACAAAATGTAACCGACTGAAACGATGACAAATTGTCATCAGTTAAAATAAATAAAGGAGCGTAAATTATGGAAATTATAATTAAAATATGGACTTTTGTAAAAACCCACTGGGACGAGTTTTTACAAATAATCGGTGCATCAGTTGCAATCGCAACGGTTGTGGTTCGTTTAACAAAAAACACCAAAGACGATACTTTCCTTGATAAACTTAAAAAAGTTTTAGTTTATCTTTCTTTGTTAAATGAAGACGGCACTTCTTGCAAAGGCAAATAATGAGTGAAATTTTACTTGTTATTTTGGTTTTAGGTTTTGGCTTGGCGGCTTTGGTTTACGCCCGCAAATTAGGCGCAAAGTCCGCCGAGTTAAAATTTGAAAAGGAGCGTATTTTAAATGAGGCAAAGCAGAAGCAAAGGGTTAATAAGATTATTGATAATGTTAACCGCCTTTCTAACGATAGTGTGGCTGATAGGTTGTCAAACATTGCCGCAAGCGAGCGTAAATAGCGTTTGTAGCGTAGATTTTGATTATGTCGATAAAGGTGCTAGCGACCAAAACAAAAGGGCTATGCTTGCGTTTTACTGCATTTGTTTTGACGATACGCTTTGCAAATAGTTTTTTGCGTTCTTCGCAAAAATAGAGCCGTGAAAAATTAAAAAGAACATCTTTTATATTTTTGCAAACACGGCTCTTTTTATTTTTAAGTTATGCTGACAAAATGCTGACATTGATTTGCTTAATTATCGTTATTTTCGCTATTATCGTTGCTAATTTTTCAGACGGAAAATTTAAAATTTTAAGCATTTTAGAGGAAGATTTAAACGCCGAGTGAAAACTCCGGGACTA